TTGCATACCGAAGCGCAGGGAGCGGAAACTACGGCACCACCACCATTCTGACCGTCTCCGGCAACCAGATTGCGGGCAGCTTTATCGACGGTAGCCAGGACGCCATCGCCCTCAAGAGCGGCACAGCCGGACAGAGTATCGAGGTCATCTACTCCGGCACCGTGGCGGCGGACTGGGTGACGGAGGGACAGGTCATCACCAGCCCCGGTGTGTACGGCGCTGGCGTGCTGGCCGGGGTGCTCCAGGTATGGGGGAGGGATAGACCCCAAAACACCAAAATGGCTACGGGAGTTTTTGTTGGACGGCAACCAACAACAAGCGACCCAATAAACAATATAGAACTTGGGTTTAAGCCGCAATATATTGTTGCTTTAAGCGAAGATAATTCAGTCGCAAGATATGCAGCATTACCAGGATTATCATGGCGTTGGAACAAAAATGACGTGTCAAATAAAGATGGTATAACGATAACTGATACAGGGTTTTATATACCCAACAACGCTACAAACCCTAACGAGAAATATCACTTTGTCGCATTTGGCTAAAACGGAGGTAGAAGCTATGACCATCATCCAAATAGAACCTCTGGAAAGCGGCCAGCACCCGATCCAGAGCCAGAGCCACCGGCGCGCCTGCTGGGTGGAGGGCTACATAGAGGTGCCCGTCCACCTGGAGGCCGCCGTGTGGGCGACCTATGGCTGGTGTGACCTCCAGATTGAGGAGGGGGTACTGGTGGGCATCACTCCCACCGAGCGGCCCCCTGAGCCGGAGCCGGAACCTGAGCCGCCATCTGTAGAAGAACGAGTGGCGGCCCTGGAGGAAGCTCTGGCGCAGACTGATGAAACCGCTATCGCGCTCTTTGAGAGCCGGGCCGAACAGGAATCTATCAACGCACAGCAGGACGATGCGTTGCTGGATATATATGAAATGCTAGGAGGTTGAAAGCAATGGCAGTAAAAGCAATCGCACACAGCTACTGGCGCAGCATCAAACGGGGGGCACGCACCTTTGAAAGCGTCCTTGACCCCGTAAAGGAGGACGTACGCACCCTGGCGCGGGCCGACGTGGCCGATGGCGTCATCACACAAGAAGAGTATCAGCAGTACATTGGAGATACCTACGAACCCGCCACCGAAACCGTTTAAACCGGCCAAAGGCCGTAAATAAGAAAGGACGAATGAACATGATCACCGAACTGAACTTTGCCAAGCTGACCCCGGCCTCCTTCGCGTTGGCCAACGCCAATGATGTGGATGCGGGTGTGGGGCGCTCCATGCTGCTCAACAACATCCGACACGGGCGGGAGGTAGACCACATCATGACGGGGCTCGACCCGGAGTATCTGCCCGACTGGGCGGCCCTCAAGCCCCAGTATGAGGCCCTGGAGCACGGGGGTGTGACCTCCGCCGTCAACGTCTGGCACCGGGTATGCCAGGACAACTATAAGGCGCTGGTGGAGCTGTGGAACGAGAATCCCCGCAACTGCGCCGCCATGGCGAAGCTGGTGGAGAGTGCCGCCGATCCCGGTCCCATCTCTGGCCCGGCCCGCGAGGAGTGGGAAAAGGAGCAGGAGGGCCATGAGTAAATACATAGCAGTCATCCCCAGGGCGGACATCACCCGCGCCGCCCTGGTGGAGGCCGGGGGGCGGTCTATGGAGCAGGTCAAGGCCGCCTGCGGGTGCCAGTACATTCTCAATTCCTGGTTTTACGACACGATCACGGGCCGCCCGGTGGGCAATCTCAAGATCGACGGCACAGTCAAAGCGGCCGCCGGCTGGAACGGCTGGGGGCTGACCTGGGACAAGGGCGCCGACATCCGCCTGGACATCTTACCCGACAACGGCGGGGCTTCCTACCTCAGCGGCGTGGAGCTGCTGACGCCCACCAGGGGGCCGGGTAAGGCCCTCAGCTACTCCCCGGAGTACGGGGGCACACGGGGGCGCTCCGCTGTCCTGCTGGCCGGGGCACGGGTGATCCTGTACTGCTCCGGCGACGGTACCCGCGATGCCAAGACCCCCGAGGCGCTGCGGGACGAGCTGGTGAGCATCGGCTGCCGGTACGACCAGGCGGCCAACCTGCGGGCCCTGGGCCTCGACGCGGGCAGCTCCTCTAACTGCGACTTTGGGGACGGCCAGCGTATCAGCAACGGTAAGCGGGTCAAGGGCTATCTGTGTATCTGGACAAAACAGGACGGCCAGGAGCCGCCGGAACAGGAGGACAAGCCTATGAGCAAGTACATCGTGACGCCCAGCATCGGCGTCAACATCCGAAGCGGCCCCGGCACCGGTTACGGCAAGGTGGGGGCGTACCCCATGGGCACGGTGGTGGACGTGCTGGAGGAGCGGGACGGCTGGGGCAGGACGAATAAGGGCTGGGTGTCCCTGGCCTATCTGGAGGCCGTGGAGGGCCCCCAGCGGGTCACGGACACGGGCCTCGCCATCCAGACGCACCTTATCGCCCCAGGGGCGGATAATCGGCCCGGAGGCAGCAATCCCTGCAAGTACATCACCATCCACGAGACCGGCAACGCGGCCAAGGGCGCCGACGCCGCGGCCCACGCTGCCTACCTGGACAGCGATGCCGGGGAGCGCGACCTGGTGAGCTGGCATTACAGCGTGGACGACCACGCCATTGTCCAAAACCTGCCAGACGCCGAGACGGCCTACCACGCCGGGGACGGCAAGAGCGGGCCGGGCAATGCCACCAGCATCGGCGTCGAGATCTGCGTCAACGCGGGAGGGGACTTCGAGGCGGCCAAGGCCAACGCGGCCGCGCTGGTGAGGCTGCTCATGGAGGAGCACGGCATCCACATCGACCACGTGGTGCAGCACAACCACTGGAACGGCAAGGACTGCCCCAAGACCATCCGGGCCACCCCCGGAGCCTGGGAGGCGTTCCTGGCCCTCTGCCGGGGTGAGTCGACCGGTGTGTCCGAACTGGATGCCGCCGTGGACAAGCTGGCTGCCGCTGGGCTTATCGACAGCCCTGATTACTGGAAGGGCGGGGACTACTCCGCCGAGAATGTGCAGGCACTCATCATCAAGTGGGCGGCCTCGCGTTGAGAAAGGAAGGTACATGACATGATCAACTGGAAAGTCAGACTGAAGAGCCCCGCGTTCTGGACGGGGCTCATCGGCGTGCTCGGCGCGTTTGCGGTGGGTATGGCACAGCTCTTTGGTGTGGACATCACCGCCGAAGCCGGAAGCTGGCAGCAGGCGCTCACCGCCCTGGTCACCGCCGTATTTGGTGTGCTGGCCCTGGTGGGTGTTACCACCGACCCAACCACTAAAGGGCTGGGGGACAGCGCACAGGCCCTCACCTACCACAAGCCAAAGGACGACAGGGAGGGCTGAGTATGCCCGAAAACGATTGCCCTATCAATGGGGTAAATTGTGTGTCCATCGCCCGCGTGGAGGCACTGGAGCGGGCGTTAGAGGCACAGAAGCAGCATAGCTCACTTGCGCGCGAAAAAATCTATGACCGGCTGGGTGAGCTGGAGCGCGGTATGGCCACGGTTACCACACAGTACGGCAATATCATCGACCGGCTGTCCTCAATGTCGGCGGACCTGAACGCCCTGAAAGAGAAGCCGTCCA